GGAGCATTGACGTGAACGGTGATAATGAGCATCATCGCACCGTCTGATAGGCGCGAGCTTTCTTGTTATAGGCCAGGTCGACCGGCGCACCACAGGAAAGGCAGTTGTAGGTGATACTGTCCTCTTCGATGTTCGTTCGATACTTGAAGCTCTTCCCGCACTTACAGCGGACGTGCGCCGACGTGAGATCGTGCAGCGGCGTTTCTCCACCGCAGGCCGCACACCGATAAGACGAGATAGGCTGTTTGACACAAAAGCCTCGCAAATCTCCGCACTGTGCGCACCGAATAAGCAGAAACCCCTTGTATGTCTTCGGCGTGGTCTCCTCGACTTCTGCTCTATCAGGGATAGCCCATGTCTCTTTCGGCCCGAACATAGTCTCCGCGCGGCTGGGCTTTGCACGAAGCGAAGTCGGCTCTGCTTTGTGCATCTCCGGCAGAGATGCCTTCGTTGCAGCCCCGCGCCACACAGGGCGGCAGTCTATGCCATTCCCGAGGCGGCAATGCCATCTGTTCGCGCCGCTGAATTCCTCTTTCTCTCCATGCTCGCAGTATTCGCAGTTGCCGTTCAGCCAAAGCAGAGCGGCAATATCGGTCGCGGCGGCGTTGATCGCCTCCTCCGCTCCCGCAAACTCCTGCACCAAGTCAAAAAGACGGCTGTAATCGTCGTACTGAATACGCCCGGTTTCGTTCAGCTCATTGACAAAATCGAGCAGGTTTTCAAATCGTTCCATAGAAACTCCTTTTCATTTCGGCACCACGCAACCGCAGGCCGTGCATTGGCCGTGAAAGTGTCCGTTGCTGCACGCCCAGGCGCTGGCCTTTTTTAGTGCCATGGGGCATATTTCAAGCATGATAATCCTCCAGCACATAGCACCAACTCTGCGGCGGGCGTTCAAGCGTCCTCCCACACTCGACAAGATTGATGCTCCCGTCAGGGTTGTAGTCATATTTTTGATATGAGCAAGCAACCCTGCGCGACTGACACGACCCATCATCATTTTTATACCTGCACACAGGGGAAAACTCGCTCAGTTCGCGCGGCGCGTCATAAATGCGCAGGCCGGAGATATGCCAGCCGTAGCCCTGGCAATGTCCAAGATAGCCGTGCAGCTCATCGTCTGTCATAGCCACACGCAGGCCACACTTTTCTTCGGCAGCTTGCTTGTAAACGGATAGCCCCCCGGCCTTAAAAAGAAAATCCGTACTATCCTTGTCAATCTTGTAAATCCGGTCACAGGTAAATTCACCGATGACTTTGCCGTTTCCTTTATTTGCGCCTTCTGGGGTCTCTAAGTAAGCAGACACCGCCATAAGCGAGTATTTTTCTCTTGTTGGAGTGTCCAAAACCCAGAGTGCATCATACCCAGCCATTTCCACTGTGCAGTAGATATAGCACCTAAACGGCGTATCCAGCTTTGGGCGCGTCTTTCTGACCTCGATGGTCTTTTCACCGCTGGTAATCTTCTCGCACCACTTCGGGCGGATGCTAATAAGCACACTTTTATCCATTTGCGCCCTCCAGCATGAGCTGCCCTGTCGCATACGCCTGATAGAGCGTCCTGCCGTTTCCGTCGGTGAGATACGGGAAGAACACTTCATCGACGGCTACATCACAGGATTCCACAAGGGCAAGCTGCGCCAGCACCCAGTCGCGGATATTCCTCCATGCTGTCCTTTCAGCCTGTGCGCGGTCAGCTTTGATCTTCTGCGCCGCGAACACTCGCAATGTCCCATCCACGGCCGCAGGGAGCCGAAAGCCCCTCGTACCGGCTACGGTCTCGATGGCGAACGTGACCGCTGTCGGCTTGCCGGATTCATAGTCCACCATGATTTTTGTCGCGCCAGCGCGGGCAAGCGCGCCCTGAATCTCGCCGAGGCTCGTGTAGATGTCCACGCCGCTGGTATAATTCTTAATTGCCATTTTGCTTTACCTCTTGAAATTGCCCGCCGCCCGGCAGCTCCCCCAGTGGGGAG